GTAACAACTCCATTCAAAAAAGTATAATTGCCATAAGTTGATGCTTTACGGTTAAAATCTTTTGTATTCTCAATGCTTAAAGTGCTGTAAGTATTATCCCACTCGATAATGTCATTGTCCTGTCTATCCACGTAAAAAAAGTTGTTAAGATATTCGCAAGTATTAAGTATAGTTGAAAGGAGGAAGCTACTACACTTAAAATCATTAACAACTTCAATACGTGAAATATCATCGCCTGATATAGAGTAAGAATAACCTTTTGTGTAGCCTATTGAAGTAGCACTACAAAGCCAAGTACCATTAGATGTTGGCACTGTGTCTTGAATGAAATCATAATCCCCATTTAATTTAATATTGAATAAATTTATCATATCCGCATTATACCATATATGGACATCTGATTAAATCTTTTGTGAATGATTGTAAAGGGCAGGGGATTGACAAAAATATGTTATATGCTATTTGCTATTATCGGATGGGTTTTTTCTAAGTGCGGTATTAATCCAGTGGACAAACAGTAATTTTGTTAGAATGGTCTTTTGCCAGATATTGAAGTAAGATTACAACAATATTTGATAGCAGACGCTAATGAGTCAGGCGCGTCGTCGTGAGTTGATTTCGTGCTATAATACTGGATTTGTTTGATATACTCTAAATCTGTTTCAGGATGGAAGCGTATATTTTTCCAATCAGGATACAAATAAAACATTATTTTTTCTGCTTTATTTTGCTTTTCGTGATATGAGCTAATATAAGTATTATTTTTTGCGGTATAGCCTTTATCGTCATTGTTTTCGGTCATTATGCCACCACATAAAAATCTATCTTTTAGTGATTTAATTTGGCTGATACAATCATCAATATGTGCGCCCTTCCAAAGTTTGCCCAGAACATAATACAATCCATTCTTTTGCTTGATTATAGTAAACGCGGTACCATCTGCACCATCGAACCCTTTATCAATATGCCCATTACCATTCTCGACAAGGTTAAACTCATCCTCTTGCATAAACCATAAGCCCTTAAAGCTACTATTGAAATCAGCTGTCGGGTCTTGTTGTCTTTGCGGATAAAATACAAAAGGTTTTTCTTCACGCTCTTTTATTAGTTTTTCAGTGCTTATTTTTTCTTCCCAATATGATTTCTCATTCTGTAATGCTTGGACTGTTATACAATCCCAATCATCTTCCCAGTCTTTAAAGCTCTTTAAATAGCCTGTAAGGTCATCCTCGTGTAGTCGCTGCATAATTACAATGGTCGGCACATCATTACGTCTTAAACGGGTCGTGAGTTTCTTATCGTAGTGTTCTTTTACTAGGTCGCGCTTAGTATCGTAAATCTCATCTCCAGCTTTCATTGGGTCATCTATAATCATCGCGCCGCAAAAACCTTCAACCGCTGGGTTGCCTGCGTCTAATCCTGTTATAGTTCCACCGATTGAGCCAGCTGTTAGCCCTGCGCGTCCAACACTGCCCTCGATACTCCAGTTTGCTTTTGATTTTCTATCCTTTTTAAATTCATAATTCCACAATTGGGTATATTCTTTTGATGACATTATGTCTTTTATCTCACCTGAAAACTTTTGAATTAGTTTGTCTGAATAAGATGTATAAAGGAAACAAAGATTTTTATTTCTTGCATAACTCCAACTAAGGTAATATTCAACAATTGTACTTTTACCACTTCCAACGGGGAGGTTAAGTATTAGATTTTTTGTAGTCTTGCAAAAGGCTCTATCTTCTAACGCTCGTATAACTTCGTTATGAAACGGCATAAAAGTAAAATGCGCGCCTGTTAAATAGTAGTGCATAACCTTAATGTATGCCTTTAAACTATTTTCGCAAGCAATTTTTAATACTGCCAGCTCTTGCGGTGTGCTGAAATCCTCTTCAAATAACATTATAACTCTTTTAGTTTGTCAACTACCTTGTTTATAACCTTTGTATCTGTTATATCAATGTTTGTATTAGTTTGCATAATCTCATCTTTTGGCTTTTGCCCGACGGTATCGCGCAACACTTCAAACGCTTTGGCATCTCCACTCATTGCCTTGCCCATCAATCCGCTTGTAATTAAATCTTGGATGGTATCAACATTAATACCTAGCTTATCTTCAAGTTCAACCTTCAAGTGGTCTGGGGCTTTCATTTCTAACATCATAGCTATGGTATCTTTGAGTAGTTTTTTCTCTTTGCGAACCTCACCAGACTTAATACCGCCGTTCTTTTGGCGTTTCTTTAGTTCTTCTTTACTTAGCTGCCCTTTTTGGATAGGCTTTAAATTGTCTTCACGCTTTGCCATAAATTCCCCTATTGTATTCTAACATAAATGTTTGTTTATTTCAAGAGGTCTAGTTTTTCACGTAAGCTTACATTATCCTCGCGTAGTACCTCGTTTAAATCTCTTGCTATATCTAACCCCTGTTCAAGTAGCTTTACATATTTATTAAGTCTATCGTTTTCTATACTTATAGTTGCTATTTCTGATATTAATTCATTTTCACATTCAGAGCATTTTTCTATTTGTTTATCATCCATTAAATACCGCCTTTACTTCTTCTCTTATCTCGTCTTTGAGTTGGATGCAGAGGGATAGGAGAGCATCTTTGCGGGTGTCGCCACTTGATGATATTTTATCTTCATTCCATACTCTCGTATAGTCGCCATAATATTCATATTCTGACTGTTCTTCTACTAGCGAATACGCCCATTTTACGTTTTCTAGTTTATTATCTTTATAGTAATAAGTCTTATGAGGATTTAAAAAATCAAAGTTCAGTTTATTTTGTTTATCTATTATCACCTCTTCCAACTTCAACACAATAGTGTCGGTGATAGACTGTGTATATCCTTTTAAATATTCTATAACTTTATAACCTTTTTTAACTGCCCTTATTACTTCTAATTTCATATCAGGGTTACTATTGTCTATCTGTATTAAAAAACCTTTATCGTTTTCCATTATATAGAATATAGGTTGTTCAATCCCCATCGCCTCAAAAAATTCCTGTTCTAGTTTAGTTGTCATTAGTTACCTCCTGTTGTCCATATAGTGATAATCCATCCGTTAATGATATTGTTACTGGCATACTCCAACTATAATCGCAATCAGGACAATACAATTTAAAGTTTTTGCTTTCTTGATTATATATTGCTATTAATGCACCCTTGCATTTTTCACATATTATTTGATTAAATGTTTCTTTGTTCATAAATCCCCCTTATAGGCGAAAAGCCCCAAGAATACGCATTAAACTTGGAACTTTTCTAAACTTTTATAATTGCGTATTTTTTATTAGTATACATCTTATTTGATTTTTGTCAAGTGATTAATTTTATTTCTATTTTAACTATTTCTAAATTAAAATCATTTTTATGCAATTCTTCAAATTTGCTTAATTCTGGATAATAATCAGACTCATAGTTTTTATGTGTTTTATTAAACATAGTTCTAATTATTCTATAAATAGTGCCACCTTGCGACGATATAAAACTTAACTCGTATTTTGCTTCATTTTCTGTTTTATAAAAAGCTGTATTTTGCGAAAGTTCTGTTAATTCTTTTCTCGCCCTATTATAAAATAATCCATTATTTAAATCTTGTATTGCATAGCATTGCATATTATCACCTCTTAACTTACTAATACTATTTCTATCCCAAATCTATCCTCAATTAATTTTTTCTTTAATCTGAATGTCGATAGTTTAGCCGTTGCGGAACTTTTTACATCCTCAACTATATAACGCCCACCATCTGTGCAATAATCAAAGTCGGCTTTATATGTAAATATCTTTTTCTTGCCGTTATCACTCATATAATCAAACTTAGGTTGCGTTCTTAAATGTGTTATATCGCCTATTCTTTCAAGTGCTTTGAGTTCTAAATATCTGCGACTTTCAGCCTTTGAGTCGAATAAAATGTTATCAATAGTGATTTTAATATTTTTGTATTTATTCATCACTTTTTAACCAATTCAAATATGTATCACCCTTAACCCAGCAGTTATCACAATCCGCATTATTATCCCACATTTTATGGGGGCATTCCTCGCATTGCTTTTGTTTAAACAATTCCGCAAGCTCTTCAATATTCATTTGTTTTATT